TTGCGATTCCGCTTGTAGCTGTGATATCGTCACACATTAACAGAATCTTTTTTCTGTCTTCTTTTTTTAGATAACCGTCCTTCATAATTTTTTTTAAAAACTTCCAGACACAACCAAGTCCGTGGTATTAAGGACTTTATTTTTAAATTCTATATCATTGACATATAAGTACATGCATCGGTTCAAAAACTTCTGCAGATTATTTCTGTCATATGCACAGCTTGCTCTAAATTTATCATGTAAATCATCTAAAACTTTTACCGATGTTAAAGTTGTAGGATGTAATTTTAGTTTTGGTATTCTCATCTTAATTTGTTCTATATATATAAATAGCATACATATATATAAAAAGATGTTTTTATTTAATAATTTTTGAAATTTCTTTATCTTCTAATGAAAAATTAGACAATATATCTTTAAGATCTTCTTTACTTAAAAATAACAAGTAATCTGAAGCCTCTCTTGTAGAACATTCAAAATATTTTGCTATATAAGTAAGAAGTTCTGTATTGTTTTGTTTTTTAGTGTTCTTTATATATGAGAGATATTTTTTTCCTTTGGGTGTAACATCTTTAATTATATTATAACAATCCTTAGAACTTAAAACTAGTATATCATCAACCTGTAACTCATTCATAGTAATACAAAGATCTTGATTCATACCCATAAATTTTATGACCATAAATGGATTGAAGGCCTTTTTATCTTCATCGGATAGTTCAGACCAATCTCTTTTCTTAACAAGAATATCATTAGCTAGATCAAAAATATTCATCTACTTTGATATTTGAATGTTTGATACTTTTTTTGATTCTTCTTTTTTATCTCGTAGTTGCATTGGCATTGTTTCTTGTAGGATTGTTTTGCAATTTTTACAAGCCATAACAGTAATTGGCACAAGAGCATCTTGAGTTGTTTGTACAATAAATCTTGAAACTCTTCTAAGAAGAATTACTTCTTCAAATGTTTTTCCTTGGCATTCTGAACATATAATTTCTTCTGTTTTTGTAAGATCAATATTCATATTTTGTTGTCCATTCATATTATATAATTTTTAGTATTTCTGCCATACAAGCAGCAAAATTTAATTCTTTATCTACTACCATTGAATTACTTTTCTGGTAGTTATTTAATATTATTGCAATAAGACCATCTTGTCCTTTTGAATACTCACTCATTCTAGAAAATAAATCTGAAAATATTGGTTGAAATTCTTTTATCTGCTGATCTATTACTTCTTTTCTTATCTCTAGCCAGGTATCTTTATTTGTGTTCTTTAGCTTATCTATTAAAATATTACTAACAGATGCTGTAACTTTAGATGTATCAGAATACACCAACTTATTATCAAAAATCAAAGATTGACAAACATTTATCATCTTCCTGATGTCGGGGAAATGTTTTGTTATTATTGTTGCAACATCACCTCTACTATAATTTACTTCTTCTTTATCTAAAATATTTAAACATATGTGTTTTAATAAGTCTATCTTTTTGGGTGGATTGATACTAAATGTTTGACATCTACTAATTAATGGATCAATGATCTTCTCAATATAGTTACAAGTAAGTATAAATCTAGTTTTTGCAGAGAACTGCTCCATTACCGATCTCAAGGCGGCCATAGCCACTGGAGTTAAGAAATCAGCTTCATCTAGGATAACTATCTTAAGTGGACTAAAACTATTTGTAGAAGCAAAAGAAACTATCTTATCACGAACAGTATCAATATTTCTTTCGTCGGAGGCATTTATGTAAATGTAATCACAGTCTAATGTATTTGCTAGCATTTTTGCTAACGTAGTCTTACCTGTACCTTGGATTCCATGAAGTAACAAATGAGGAATATAGTTGTTATCAATACATACTTTAATGAATGCTTTAAGTTCCTCATCAGCAACATATAAATCTAGGGTGCTAGGTCTATACTTTTCTACAAATAAACTGTTTACTGCCATTAACCGTGAATTAAAATTTTACTTGTTATGTCTAATTCTTTTGAGTTACAATACTCGATCAGAGATTCATCTTTAGAAGTAATACTGATTGAATTTGGCATACCCTTCTTCTTTATAAAATCATATGCTTCGGAAATATCTTTAGATGTCTCCCATTCTTCATTTACATATATCTTGTCCTTTGTCTTGATATATGCATCTATTGGACTCTTGTTAGAATCTACAAATAGATTGTATTTATTTACTATCATTTATACTTAAATTATTATTCAAATATAAAAAATAAAAAGATACAATGCAATACAAGTTTTTAGTTTTCTCTACGATCTTCTGCATTATAATGCATAAATCTATTATGATTTATTGGTGATGCTAATAATATACCTGGTTTTATATTTCCCTTCTTGGTTTCCTGAAATATGTAAGACATCCATGTTTGTTCATATGGATGGGCCCAAGTTGTTTCTATAAACATTTTTCTATTTCCTTCCTTTCCAACAATCATTGGCCAGTTAGCATAATAAATATCACCAGTTATATATGAGAGTCCATCAACAGATTCTATTGATTTAAACTCAGTTCTTGGACAATTTGGATCTAAACCTGTAGTAGGAAGTTTATCATAATCAGGCCAAAACTCAGTTCTAATATGTTGTGGAACATTATACCAAGATACCTGAATATTGTTATCCATATAAACTTCAGTAAATGATAACTTAAGATAGTCTATACTAGATTTATGCATTATTTTATGAATCACATCATACAAGTTTGGAATATATTGCCTAAATCCATTTCTACAATATCCATTTCCTTGTTCATGTAATTGCATGTCATCTTCTAAAAAGATATAATAATCACTATCTGATTGTTGAAAATGTTCTGCTGCTAGTTGTCTACCACCACATATACCTCCATTTTTACCTGTGATAATATGTTCAAAATTGTATTTATCACATATAGCTTTATTAGCTATCCTTGCTTCATCATTAGTTGAGTTATCAATAAGAATATTTCTTGTCTTTGTTAACCACTTAGGATGTTTTAAATATGTTTTAATTGTATGCTCAACTTGTTCTGGAAAGTTAAATGTAAGCATGTATACAGATGTTTTAAAGTCATCCGATGTCTTATTAGATTCAAAGTATTTAATTCTGTTTTCTGGGACTGGTTCTAACCAAACGTTATCTTCATCTAATGCCTGTATAAACTTTATAATCAGTCCATTTCCATCCAAAGAATATCTTCTAAACATTTCTGGCTTAATATAAGACATGATAGCAAATATGCTTTCCTCTGTACCCATTAATCCTTCGGATAAAGAACGATCTAATAGCGAATAATATATTCCATTAGCTTCATTAATTGCTTGCTTTGTACCACCAAATAAACCACCTCTACACACATGCTCTACCTTTGATCCAGCATATCTATTCATATCTTCAAACTTAAATCCGTGGATTTCCCCAGAGGATTCGTATGGATATGATAAAAATAAGAATGGATTTAAATATTGATTTATTTTATCTATAACTTTGTTTTCTGTAAAGTAATTTTCATATACTGTGTTAGTTATTCCAGCATCTAACCAAAAGAAATATTTGCTATTAAACGGATTCCATATTGTTGCATCATTAAGCATAAACATCTTAGACTGAACAATTGGATTGTACCATTCATTAACAGCCTGGGGACTATCTTTAAGCCAACCACCTTCTCCTGTTAAATTGTACCAATCTGGATTTGTCCTTATAGCCTGAGTTTTGTCCCAGAAAGGTGAATATAAATTCTTTACATCCTCTAATTCATAGACCTTAACAAAAGTATTATCCGGACTTCTTGATTCCCAAATAAGATATTCATAATCCTTCTGGATATATATAAACATGTTTACAGGAAAATCAAGAAATTTCTTAAAGTTTTTTATGTACTCTGAGAAATCTCTTCCTGGTCTGTTAATGTTCCAAAGACCGGTTACTACTGTAGTATCTTTATTGATCATTTTAGGTATCCTTTTGTAACAAATTCCATATAATTTTCATCAATCTGGGCTGCCCGATATAAATTGCATCCCTCTTGTCCTTCATGAGAAGTATGTTTTAATACTGGAAATGTTGTAACACCTCCCTTATCTCTCCACTGTTCAATTGTAATTAATTGCTCTTCTTGTTCATAAGTTGCAACTAGTTTTTTAATACCTTGTTTACCCATATATGCACTTATAAGAATGTCATCATTCCAAGACTTTCCCACAAAATCAGTAAAAAAATCATCTTTAAACCATTCTCTCCTATATGATATTGTCTTATAATGCTGAAGCATATTAACTTCCACATCTTTATAAACAGATACTACAAAATGACTTCTAACATCATTAAAAATTGTTGGATCTTCTGCACGACTTCCATCATATCCTACGGCAGTTCTTATAAATCTAAGTTGATTTCTTACTTGTTCGGTTACCATTCCTGTGTGATAAACAAGATCATCATCACAGACAATAATTATAGCATCTGGCTCTTCTATACGCTTTATTGTATGAACACATTTAGTAATTGGACCCATATCTTCAAGTCCTTCAAATATTTTGAATTTTGAATTATCTACTGATATCTGTCGTAGCCACTCAGGTATAACATATGCCTCACCAGTATGTTTTAATACTGATGGTACATTAAAATGAATCTCATAATCTCCTAAATAGTCCTGTTCTAAAAGAGAATAAATATTACTTTTAATTCCTTCTGGATATTCCTGTGTTATTCTACTAGGTAATGTTGTAAGTGTTACTACTACTCTACTCATTTTTTGCTATAAATATAATATGTTCATCATGTAGAAAATTCAGCACATGATCTACTGTTGTTCCAGAACCATTACCACTTTGTTGTCTAAACTCCCAAAATCCAGAATTAGGAAAAGGAAGTGCTTGTACAATAGGAAAACTATAAGCAGGTCTTCCATGATGATTAACTGGTCTGAAATCAGTTTCCTTATCCCAAGCAACACACTTAAGATGAATTTGATTCTTTCTTAAATAATACCCTACAAGAACATCATCATTATTAGAGTATTCCAAAAACTCTTTTGATAAAAAATCATCACCAAAGAATTTTCTTTTGTATCCAACCGAATGCCAATGTCCAGGAATAAGTAATTGAAGATCAACTTTTACCGGAAATGTTAAATGGGTTGATTTTAGAATGTATTTTTCTACGCCATCTTCAATCCATTCTCTTTTTTCTATTGGATTATCACCTCTAAAACATAAAGCATCTTTTGGATATTGTTCCATCTTTTTTAAGATGTACTCAAGCATATCTGGATGATATTCCTGATCATCATCACAAACAATAATAATATCTTCTGGATCCTTTGATATTTCAAGTATTCCTGTAACTTTTACAATAGGACCAAAGTCTTCTTCAACTCTATTAATAATAAGTTTTGGATTACTCTCAGCAAACTTAATTAATTCATCTGATAAAACGTATTCCTCATTGTTATTATTTTTGTAATGATAAGGAACATTAAGAAGTACTTTGTATTCTTTATCAGTATTTTGATTTAACAAAGAAGTTAAATTAATGTGAGCAGATTCCCATAACTGCATTCTAAGGGGTACTGTTGTTAGTGATATGTAAATCATTTTTAACTTACTTTGTTATAAACGTGAGTATCTGTTATTTCAATTATTTCGATTTTTGATTCATAATAAGTTCTTAGTTTATCTTTATTTTTATAAACAAAAGATGATATGTTATTAATTCCGGAATAATCAAAATTATATTCTTCCCAATTTGAACGTTTACCATAATAAAAAGTATCCTCTGGCCTTGTACAATGAACTCCAACTCGCCTTGCATCAACATCAAGAAACTCATTAAGTTCAACAATACTATAACCAAGTTTTTGAAATACTTGCATAATATAAGGATTTAACCATGCAACGTCCATTATAACATTTCCACCATACAAATATTTAAAGTCTGTATTAGATAGCAGTATTTCTATTGATGAGTTCCACATATTAAAGAATAACATAATATCCTCAGCATTTTTAAACTTAAATCCTCTCATATATCCATCAGCAGATCTAGGACTATCTATATTAAAATCGATATCCGGATATAATGGTTTTAAGTATGTATTTAAAAAATCAACTCTTCTACCTGAGTTTGCATCTGATCCAAACCAAGCATTACACATTGAGCTATCTGGCATCCTATTAAATATAAAGTCCATCATTTTAGGACTATCATTTAATATAAAATCAGAATCAATTATGACAAAGTTTAATATATTATTTTCAGCTAAATATGGTAATATAAATCTGTGTGCATCATAAGGATATAAAATACCATTTTTTTCCGAATAAAAATTCGCTACATTTTCAAAAAAATGTTCTTGTGTAGGTGAATCAAAAAATACTTCCTTATCAAGAACTTTAGAATATTTTTCAAGATAATGATCCATAATAACAAAATTAAAGTCATTATGATAGTCAGTATATAAATTGTATGAGTATGAGTTTGTAAATATTAATAAATAGTCTTTTATTATAGATGGAAATGCTTTTTTAATAAGATCCAATCTGTAAGTCATTGCCGGGCCTGTAATTGCTATAATAAATTTTCCTGTCATTTTAAATTATGTTATAATATCCTCCTATTACAAAATCTGTTTTATCGTTTTTGCTTTTTTTGTTATTGTTATAAAAATAAGATTCTTTGGTTACCCTAAAATCAATACTAATTCTAGTATCTTCTGTCATATTTATTTTATTTCCATGAGTTAAGTTGGTACCATCCCATTGTATAAATTGACCATATTTGCAATTCATTGGTAAAAAATCACCTTTGTCTTCTTCAGATTCAACCCAAATTGTATTTGAGTCATAACTATCAATAAATGGCAAATAATAATTATCTTCTTTTATAGATTCATGCCAGTTATAATCTCTTAAATCTTTATCTTTATGAAACATCCCAACAGCAAGTCCATTTGGAAAATGCAATCTAAATGTTGGTATACTTTGATATACTATTTTTTCATTATTGTATATAGGTTTTACTACTTCAAGTAATAGATTTTCATAAACAGATTTTACCAATTCAAAGTTTGAGTAATATTTTTGGTGATAATCAGACTGTTGAAATTTATGTGTATTATCAACTGATTGCTTAATTAGCTCATCAAAGTTTTTTTCCTCATGGATTTTGCACAAATTATTACATTCTAATAATTTACTTATTGTTTCCTTGAATGGATATTTTTCTATATTATAAATTATTTTTTTCATGGTTGCTTTTTTATACCCCAGAAGTATAAGTCAAAATGATTTTCTTCTATCTCAAAAGAAAATTTATCAAATGAACTTTCAATATCTATACAATTTCTTATATCTTGTTCTGTTAGATTTTTATAATAATTGTTGTCCCAATTTTCTATTGATACATTTGGCATTGTTTTCCAATTATGGTATTTCTTTTTACTCTCTTCCTCTAAAGAAAGAGTACCATGTACAGGTCTACCAGTTGTAGCACATGTAAATAAAAATAATCCCCCTGGTTTTAATATCCTATATATATTGATAATAGTTTCTTTATAAAATGGATTATGTTCAAAACATTCACAAGAAATAACCACATCATAAGAGTTAGCTGGTGCATCAAAATCCTGTGCCGGGCAAACTATATCAACTCCAGGACCAGGGCCTATATCTAATCCTTGATAATCACAAAAATCAAAAAAAGAATCTTCACTTCCACACACATCAAAGGTACCAATACCAAGAACCTTTTTATTAACAAAGTATTCTGGTATTTGTGACTTTATTCTATTGACATATGATACCTGTTCCTTATGAGCCATTAAAGAGTACTAAGAAAGTTTAAATTACAATCTGGTAGATTTGGGTTATTTGGAAAATCTATTCCTTCTAATGGAAATGACGTAGCATCGTTGGTATACTTTGATATACTATTTTTGTTTACAAAAGAAATTTCCAATACTCTTGGAACAGTTTTTCCATTATAATCAAATTCACCTCCCCAGTTATTACCATGAACATGTGTTACAAGAAAATGATTATTTATCTTATCCATAAACTCCTTAAACTTTATTTGATTTGACTCTTGTTCTAACCAGTGAACTTCTATCACCATTCCAACAACAAAAGATGCAAGAGTAGCAATATCAGCATTTAAAAAATATTCATATTCAGCTCCTTCGGTATCAATTTTTAAAAAAATTTCACCCTGTACACCAAGACTATCATAATGTTCTTTAACATCTTTTAATCGTAGATCTTCACATCCTTGATATCCTAATCCTTCGTTAAAAAAATGTTGAAGACCCTTTTCCCAATTTTCATGACCTATGGTATGATCAAACATATAGACAGGTTTAGCATATTTATCTTCAAAATCAACTTCATAGCTTGTGTCACCACCAACCCCATAAGTAAATAGAGCTGTACATTTTTCAAGTACAATTTTTGGCATAACATATCCACCATCTTTTTCTGCCCCAAGTCTTATTTTTGGAGAATTTATATCATATATTTTAAGGCATTTTAACATTCTAATTTTTGTTTAAGTAATACTCAATCATTTCATCAATCATGGATTCAAAAGTATATTCAGGTTCCCATCCAGTAAGAGTTCTAAGTTTAGTAGAATCTCCTTTAAGTCTTACTGTTTCTTCAGGTCTTACAAATTCTTGATCTATAACAATATATTCCTTGTAATCTAAATTTAGTTTTAAAAATACATATTCGCATAATTCTTTAATGCTGTGGGTGATACCAGTTGCACATATATAATCTCCAGGAGAATCTTGTTGAAGAATTGTCCACATTGCTCTAGTATAATCTTTAGCGTGTCCCCAATCACGATATGTATCTAAAGTTCCTAACCTTAAATCACTTTGTGTTCCATTATAAATAGCGATTGCTCCTTTAATTATCTTACTTGTAACAAAGTTTTCTCCTCTTCGTGGTGATTCATGATTGAACAAGATACCATTACTTATAAACAGATTATATGAGTTACGGTAGTTTATACAAATATTATGTGAGAATTGTTTTGCACAAGCATATGGATTTGCTGGTTTAAATGGAGTAGTTTCACGTTGGAAACCATCATCGTCTATAGAGTTTCCAAACATCTCAGATGTACCTGCTTGGTATATTTTTGCATTTGG